AGGCGAAAGTCATTCTGTGCAAGAATGACAGGAGTCAAAGGACCAACTTCAAAGAAAGGTAAACTAACACCGAAAGGTGCAGCATTGAAACGGTGGAATTGTTAATGCACTACTTATCAGTAATGGAACAGGCGTGGCTTGTTTTGAAAGGTAAAGAAGATGCACCTAACTATCGTAAAGCAACAGGGCCAAAGAAATGTGGCAACTGTAAGGCTTGGGATTCATCAAAAACAGATGACCCAATGACGGGATATTGTGAATGGTACGATTTTAACTGTCGTGCTGACCATACATGTGATGCTTGGGCAGGTAAGTAAGATGAATCCAATTGATGTTGCTTGGCAACTTCTCAAAGAAGACCCTCTTGACCCTAAAGAAAGGACACCGGTTGATGATGAAAAAATTCAATATAAGTTTCCGTCAGCAGGACCATATTGGACTTTGAATGATAGACAGAAAAAAGTAGCAGACGCTACTTTAGATTTACCAAGTGAGTATTTATCCGAAGAAGGATGGAGTGGATATGACTTTAACCATTTATTTGCAGAAGGTCACGAAACTGTTTCCGACCAAGAGTATGACCGACTAACAATGGCGTTAATTTATTTTAAAAATTACATCAATCAGCATATGTCTGACCCTAATTCTGATAAATCACCTCAATTCCTAGAATCATGGGATGACCCTCGCCATCCGTGGGCTATGGCTAGACATATGGCATTTTACAGAGAGACTGAGCCATATGACCATTTTTCTGAAGATTTTAAAGAGGCTAATAAAAGTGAACCAATGAAACTTGCATTCCAACTGCTTAAAGAGCGTGTAAGTCCCGAAGCCAAACGTCACAAGTTAGAGTACGATAAGAAATACGAGTCTAGTCCCGAACGTGTCAAGTATAGAGAAGACTTGAACAGAGAGCGCAGAAGGCGTGGCATCTATGGTTCTCACGACCATAAAGATGTATCACACACCAAAGGTGGTAAATTAACTCTTGAAGGTGAGCATGAGAATCGTGCAAGACATTTCAAAGAAAAAGGCACACTGCGTGATATGTAAGTAATAACTTACCTCACTTACCTCATACTTCACTTCATTCATTATGACTATACTAAATATATTATATTAATAATAGAGAGTATGATGAAGTGAGGTAACCTCAAAATGAGTGAAGTGAATAATGAGGAAAGTGAGGAAAACGAAAAGGTTATAATGACCAATAATTTGACCAATGGTGAGGACACATGAGTACCACAAGTAACAACTCGGATGCAGAAATACGATTGATGGGTCTGATTCTATCGCAATCAGCACTTGTAGGATTGGCTATTGGACTGTTTGACGCAGGGATGTGGTTAAACAGTAATGACGCTATGGTGAATGGATTTACATACGCAATGGCTGCATTCTTTGTACAGGGTATTGCGTACTACTTCTTCAAAATGTTCTTTGAACAGAACATGCAAGAAAGAGTACGAATACAGAATATCGAAAGAAACAGACAACATCGTTTCCGTAGTATGCAATCGCAGTTTGATAACCGTAGAGCAGAAATGGAAATCCGTATGCAAGAGGCACAATTAGAGGCTGAATTGCGATGGATGGAACAAAATCCCGGCAAGATGCCGCCATCATGGGGTGTACCGGGTGGCTCTCCGTCTTTAGTAGACCAATATGAAAACAAACTAATTCAGCATCCTCCACAACATAATGCAGAAATTGACCAACCAATTAACCTCGGTGTATCTGAAGAAGAGGAAGAAAAGAAAAAGAAGTAGGTGATGCCTCTTGGGTCGAATCTTCAAAACTCCTACGGATGATTCTACTGAAGCAACGCTTCGTGCAATGCACACTCAAAATACACTTGACAATTATTACGAGCGTAGTGTTGGATGGCTTCGTACTGTTGTATGTACGCTTTTAGGAATACTAATAGCAAGTTACTATGAATATCATTCAGAAGAATCAATATGGGTAAACACTGTAGAATGGTTTTGGAATAAGGTTGTAGCCTTTGGAGAATGGTTATCGGGGTTGGTTGATTAATGGTAGACCCCGCAGGTTCAGCATTGGTGGGTGCCGCATTATGGGGTCAAAACCTATACAATTCGTGGAAACCAAGAAAGGTTGGTATTTACGGTGCTGGATTAGTGGGTAAGACTACTCTTGACAGATATATGACTACACCGGGTGAAATGGAAGAAATACCCGATGAAGACAGAACTGTGCATTTAAAACTACTAGGTAGGTATCTTTTGCCTAAACCAACTCGTAAAAGAATATCATGGAAAGGGAATAAAAGAGTTGTTTATTCTGCTGATATAGGAGGACAAGAGAGATTTTGGAATCTTTGGACTGATGATATGGTTAATCGTCAAGTAGAGGCTGTAGTTTACATGTTTGATGAAAGAGCAATGCGAGGTGGCGATGAGGCATTACAACAAATTGCTGGCTTCAAATATCTTGTTGATGCAATTATTTACAGACAATATCGTTATCGTAATTTAAAATCATGGTGGAAGGGTAAAAAATACACTCCAAGAGTAATTATGCTTGTAGCAAATAAGGCTGATAGATTTTTTGATGAAACTGCTGCACTACTTTGGGGGCAGGATAGAATTGGTGAACACAAAGTGTTTGACCCATTTCGTGACGATTTAATTAGATTACAAAAAGCAGGTATTCCTACACAAAAATCATTCATGGCAACAAGAATAGGATGGAATGTAGAAAACACATTAATAGAACTTTTAACAGTATAGGTGATAGTATGACAAGAACAAAAATTGCTTCAGTAGGTAAGGCAAGTAATAGCATTAGAACAGTTATCCCAATGTGGATTGCAGAACTAATGGGTCTAAGTAAAGGCGATGAAATTAGTTGGAAAATCAATTGGGATTCAGAAAATGAAACTCGTAGTATAGAAATAGTAAAGGCGGAATAAATATGAATAATCAATACAATTTAGGTGATGCGAATACAGCGCACTTGTATGCTCTAAGTCAGCAAGGCAATAGTGCATTGACACATCAAGCATTGACACAACAAGCAACTGCACAAGCAGCAATGAGGGACATGCATACAGAAAACAATATTCAAGTTCCAAAAGTTAACTTCTATCCTTCTCGTCACCCCGACCCACATAAAGCAAGAAAAAAGGACATCAAACAGGCGTACAAATTACTTTCTCCATCAAAAAGAAGTATATTCAATCCTTTGAGATGGGCTTTGGGAAGAAAGTATCGTTATGATAAGCAAACTAGCATGTGTGTAGTAGATGGTTGCGATTGTGCTGCTCTAATACAACATGATAATCTGTACAATAAAATTCGTGATGAAGACACAAATCAATCACTGTGGGAATTGTATTGGCAGAATCCAATTAGTGGTCAGCCCGAAGCATTCATTGCTAGAGATAAGGTTACTACAGGTAGAAAGATGAGAGGTACATACTGCCCCGAACATATGCATCTTTACCATTTACTTTGTAAGTGGGAAACTGAAGAAGACAAAGTGAAAGAGTCAAACCCTAAGACTCTTCGTGATAGAGTCAAAAAAGGTGTTAGTTTAGTTAGTGTACCGGTTTCTTCTATAGTAAAGAAAGACCCTACACCAGCATTCTTAGAAAAGTATGAGCCGTTTTTTGCAGAGTTGGAAAAGGATTCACGAAGCACTAACGGTATCAATATACTTCATTACAAAAATCCATCTACAAATCTAAATGATGTGACAATGATTGTGTTTGATTTGCGTATTTTCCAAGAAGAATTAGCAGCAATGAATCAACCTACTGCTGCTTTCCAACAAATGATGATGGGTCAGTTGGTTCAACAAAAGAGTCTTGAAGAGCAACCTCTTGGGGTAGGTGAATAGGATGTTTGGTATTAACAACAATTCTCAGCCAATGGGTAATAATGGTGCGCTAAATCTTGGTGTACCACAACAACCTCAAAACCCGTTTGCACAGCCACAGGGCACACTTGGTAATGTGGGTAGTAACCCGTTTATGCAAGGATTAACTAACGGTCAATCTAATCAATGGGGTCAACAACCAATCGCACCACCTTCTGAAATAGAAATTCAAATTATGTTGCTTCGTGGTATTGTCCCGGTAGACAGATTTATCGCAAGTCAACAAATGGGTACACTTGTAGAAATGCTTGGAACTGTAGTATCATACAGTGTACTTGAAATATTGAGAAATGCTACATTTAATCTAAATGAAGATGAAGGTACACTAACTCTTGATGTAACTAAGTTGCCTCAAAACTTGCAAACCATTAGTGCTGAAAACGTCAAGAGTAACTTTAGTATTCTTCAAAGTACGGCTACCCAAAACATCAATGCGGCGGAAAGCCAGCAACAACAGTTAGCAGTTATGGCTCAACAATCAATGATGGGTGGTGCCCTACAAGCAGCATTGCAAGATGAAGGAATGATGCAAAAAGTAGGTGGAGGCGTAGGAACCTTTGCCCGTAGTTTATTGACAGGAGGAAGATAATATGTATGACAAAGATAGGAATTATGTGCCGGTAGGATTTGCAAACAGTACACTTGATGTTTTGAATCCATCAAGAAGTGTAATTATAGACATGATTATGGTACAGTTTATTGCCTCATTTATCACCATGTTACTACTACTTGTATTCAAAGGAGATGAAATGGGTTCACAGTCAGCATCTTATTTGTTGATTGGATTGTTTGCTAGTATTCTGATGATTACCGGTATCTTTTCAAGAATATCTAAATGATTACCATTTATTTAATGGGCATTTAGAATTAAGTAAAGATACTTTAGTTTTCAAGTGACAACCACACATTTCACATTGGGTTCCACTGTAAGGACAGGTATCGCAAATTCGTAGTCTTTCTTCTTTCAAAATTAGTGGTGCATATTCCCCTTTTACTACATCCATTACAGCAGTTTTCAAACTGTCTATGGTCGCTTTAGTAAGCGGGACTTTGGCTATTCTCTTACCACGCCACATGGCACTCCCAATTTTTGTTTAGTCATAATCGTTTTTAATGTGTATGCTTTAAGACCAGCATGGCGGAGGGTAAGGTGACTAAACGCTCTTGCGCCTTTTGCGTTCACGAAGATAGAGATGAGTTTGAATCTCAGATGCTTCAAGGTGCCATTTCTGCTAGACAATTAGACAAAGATATGGGGTGGAGAGCAAACACCGCAGACCGTCATTATCGCAATCATATGGGTGAGTATCACATGGGCGCAAACGTAGATTGCGTGGTATGTACCTCTCCAATGAGAGCAGAATATGAAAGGGCTTTCTTTGATGATGGTTCAGTAAGTCAGAACATCGCTGAAGATTTAGGTATTGCCGAAAGCACAGTGTATCACCACATGAAGCACCACTTCCAACCGCTTGTACAAAAGACAGCAGCAATTGAAGTGGCGTTAGTAGCAGGTCAAGAAATCAACTTGCTTCGCTCTAACGCAGAAAAACTTAATCATAAATTATCTGAATTACTTGACGAAGGTACAGTACATGAAGATGGGTTTGTAAGAGATGCAGTATCGCTTCACAAAGAAGTGCGTGAAACTGTAAAAGACCTACTGCGATTCCAAGACCAATGGGGCGCACAGAGTGATGGACAACAAGTCAATCAAACATTCAATATCCTACAAGTTGAATTGGGTAAAGAAAGCCCCGATACTTGGATGCGTATTAAGCGTCAGTTAGAAGAAAACATGGGGGTAGAGTAATGGTAATGGGTCGTGGCTCTGATACTCGCATGTATTCACCTCGCAGTGAATCAGATAAAATGTATTCATCTGCAAATGAGGATGAAACAAAATATAACCCCGCTTCTCCCGAATATAACGAACAAAAGCGTGATGAAAAGAAGCGCAAGGAAGAAGAAAAGAAAGAGCGCAAATCAAAAATCAAGCACATTAAAATTAGTTCTAAGCAGAAACTTGGCGGTGATGAGTCGCTAGATGGACTAGATGATGGTAACAAGCGTGATGATGAGCGTGAAATGGGACTACAGGGTGGCCCTGCTGGAAGTAGGGGTACATTACTCGACCTTGCGACAGGCGCAAAATCCGGTACAGGTTCAGCAATGAGTCCCGGCCTTCCTATTGCGATGAGTGAGCCGATGGAGGATGCTTGGAGTAGTTTGTTGAAGGAAGAACCTACTGTACACCCCGGAGAAAACCAATATAAACACCGATACAATATGCCAAATCGTGATGATGTTCACCCCGAATGGTATGATTGGATTCAAGAAACATTAGATAACCCTGCTGAATATGAAGGACTTGCAGATGATTTTCAACAACCCGATATTAACCATTTAGCAGGTGCTACATCTCGTGAAGAGTTTTTTGAGAGATTATATGATTTACATAATTTTCAAGTTGATGATGCACGACCTCCGTTTGACGACATAGAACATGAATATCGTGATTTTACTAATGTGCCATTTAATGAAAAAACAGGCTTTACCATGAGCGAGCCGATGGAGGATGCTTGGTCTGAAATACTCAAGCGTGATACTGCAAAGACTATTGCGGCTCGCAGAAGGAGAGAAGCACGACAGCAGTTTAGACCATCTACAGGTCAATTCAAAACACCACCGGGTGGTATGAGTGGTGGTGTAGGTGCTACTAAAAGACGACACGCTGCAAGAATGCGTGGTATCTCAAGCGGTAAGAAAACAGGTTTGATGAAACCACACTTGTCTGTAGAGATGAGCCACCGTGGTATTGCTACAAAGCAACCAATGAGTAAAGACCCACAGAAATATACGGCATACCGTGGTCAGTCTGAAGCCCGTAAAATACAGGGTAATGTTCGCACTCCATACTCCCCTCGTGGTAGGTTTGGTCAGCGCAGTTTCAGTGCTGGCCCTACCGGTGCGGGTCGTCTAAGTGGACTACTTGCAGGTCAGAGAGGACAGATGACTCAGCCATCTTTGAGGCAATTAGGTGTAAGGCGACCAAGAATTAGGCGACCAAGAAGACCATCTATGCCGTCTATGCCGTCTATGCCAGCCATGCAAAGTTCAGTTCCAAGTATGCCAGCAGCACCATCGAGTATTATGATGAGTGAAGATGCACAGGAATACAGCGAATTGCTCAAAGCAAGAAATATTGCACGAAGATATGAGTTGCTTAACCTAATGCGAAGATTAATTCAAGCCAAAGAAAAAGAGGCTAAGAAAATTAAGAAGTATGTTCAAGGCGGAGGTTCTGCTTTTGAAAACGGTCATGTTCCCGACCATCCTGCCGGTGTACAACAACATGAGGATGAAGATGAAAAGAATGATGGGCCAACTCAAAACCTAGAAACTAACTCTAGTCGTCTAGGTCTTGACCCTGCTGGTGCATTAATTTCACGAAGGGGGCACATGGGTTGATAGGAATACGAAGAGGTATTCCACTAATCAAAGCGTGGAGTATTGTAGGTCATCCGCCCGAAGGACCAACGGTATTTACTAATCCTCCCGAAACCCATTTTAGACCCGATGGTGAAATGGATATTCCGGCGTTTGCCCATAATGGTAGAGGGCAACATATTGAAGGGCAATTCGTTAAGGGAGAGCATGGAGAGCATGTATATCGCACAGCGTTAGGAGACTTTAGACACGGTATTGACGCAGTAGCACATCATCTTGGAGAGTTTTTGAAAGCAAGAGGTATTCCTGTTCCCGCTATTGATGTAATAAACAATGCGATTAAGCATTCTAATGAAACTCATTCTAACTTAGACAAACACGAGCAAAATCCGTTTCACTCTTTAGAATGGAGGAAGATGCGTGGTAATGCACTTCCACCGGGCGACTCTACCCATACCTCAAACAACAGACCTGTAAGAACTCATAGTGGTAACAAAATTACTATGCTTACAAACAAGAATCACGAAGCAACTCCTATGGGTCGTTTCCTTGAATCATATTATGTTCCATTCAATAAATCACTGCTAAAGGAATTAACAGATATGGGTGTTCCCGAATCTGAAGTTAAACAAGCACTACCTTTCACTAAGTACCCGTATATTTATGCAAACATGACAGCACCGGAAGGGTACTTGCGTTCTTACGCAAAGCAGCATCCAAGTGAAGTAGACTCATCTATGATGAGCCATGCCCCCGAAGGTTACTATGGAGATAGACAATCAGTACACACATGGGAGATAGCACATCACCTACCCGATATTTTCTATTATCCTAATTTAAAAGCCAATTTGACTAAGAAAGGTAAAGCACCTACTAAGTTGTATAATGCGGCTCATGCAATGATAGACCAAGCCATGCAACAAGGATTAGAACACATTCCAAATGTAAACGTAACTATCAATCGTGGTAAAAGTTTAGGCGCACCCGATATGATAAACAGACCATTGCATGAAATTCTTCGCACTCCCGATTTGAGAGAAGCATTGGTGCGAGATATGGCGCATGTGCCTGCTATGATGTTCTTATTTGGTCGCAGTGGACAAGGAGATTTTAAGAAACTGTATGACCACATGATGACAAAATATGGTGCAGATGAAGGTGCGCTTTCTCTTGATGAACACGCTAAGTATCTGAAAGAAGGAGAAAAGGGTGGACAAGGAATGCACACCAGCGCAAAGAGATTGTTCGCTCTTGCTCGTGCATCGGGAGAGGGTAGTGAAGAAGGTCGTAGTAAATTTGGTGAACACAAAATAACTGCTGATGAATTAAAAGCAGCGAATTATCACTATAGCGATGCACTAATGCTTCAAGTTGACAGGTTTAGAAAAGTCATTGAGGCATTGGCTGACCATCAAGCAGGTGCAAGAGGACATGAAGTAAAACGTGGACTTGGTGACATTCCTACTGAACCAATGAAAACATACAACATTCATGGTTATCCTACAATGGATGAGGCTACAGGTCAGTATGATACCAATACTCTTGAGCCACACATGGATGATTACATTTACCAAATGCACCACTTCGCACCTACAGGGGCATTCGACCCATCTATATCCAAACCTACAGTCCCGACAGAGGGTGTCACACCTCCTGTTTCTCCTACCACGACAGAGCAACTTGGTCAAGAGCCGTCTGCTGGTGCGGCTTCACTTCCTCCGCCTTCTGTTGGGACACCCCCAAGATTCCAAGATGTAAGACAGCAAATTGCTGGTTACTCCCCATCTCAGTTTAGAGAAATGATGCAAGCCGCAGGTCGTGCGCCTGTTCTAGCAAGACCTACATCATCGGAATTATCACCTATAGAAAGCAGGGCACAGGCTGCATTGGCTGACCCAAGACAGAGGTTACTTTCCCAATACTATAAATCAAACGATGTCATGGACAGAGTAATGGCTGTACTGAAAAGGAGGCGATGAGATGAGTAAGATTCTCGTAAAGCAAGCCCCTGCTGTGCAGCAGTTTCAACAAATTGGTGCTGAAGAAGGTTCACGCCCATCTATGATGCAATTATTTGGTCGCTTCAAAGACCCTACCGCAAATAGAATGGATAAAGTTAGAGCCGGTCTTGGTCTTGCTGGTAAGTTTGCCGCTTTAGGTGCTACAGGAATACAAGTAGCAAATCAATTACAAGGTGGTAATATAGGTGGTGCATTAGGTGCTGGATATACCTACGCTGGAATAGACCCAACTACAGGAATGAAAAGAGATGTAACACCTGCTGAACAGCAGCGCACAATGGTAATGGATGCACAAAAAACAGCGAATACTCAAGATTTGCAAGCAATGACAAATGCGGGAATTGATGTCACAAACCCTGCTGCTGCCACTCAAGCCCAAGTGCAGCAATATCAAGAGCAAAGTCCATTTAACCAACAACTGCAAACGCAACAGACTTCTACAGGTACAGCACTACCGGGTAGTCAAGGCCCAAAATTGGGTCAAATACAAACTCAACCAACTACTCAACCAACTACTCAACCAACTACTCAACCAACTACTCAACCAACTACTCAACCAACTACTCAACCAACTCAAGTGGCAGGGGCTTTGGCCGCTACAGTGCCACAGGGCATGTTTGGTCAACCACCTGCTCAAGCCGCCCCTGCACCTGCTGCACCTCAACCTGCACCTGCTCAACCTGCACCTGCTCAACCTGCACCTGCTCAACCTGCTAATCCCAATCTAATTACATCATATCCTACTAACCCTGCTGCACCTGCTGCACCTGCTCAACCTGCACCTGCTGCGCCTCAAAATATCTCTAATCCTTTTGATGCTTTACCATCTCAATTAGTTCAACCTGTTCAAAACTTAATTTACGGGGGTAATACCGGACAAGGCCCGGTAAATCCTCAAAATAACGCTGCAATGATAAATGCTGGTAAAAACTTAGGGCAACAAATGGGAAAAACACCTCAACCTGCTGCACCAAACGTAGGAGTAAAACGAAGTTTACTTGATAGGGCTAATCGTGAAGCAAAATTCCAAGAAGCAAGACAAACTCGTAAAAATACAAAAAGATATGAAAATGAACTTAATCAAACTTTTCAAGATATAGGTGATGCACAGGTACCCGATAACAGCGATGTACAACTTGTACCCGAACCTGTTCAAACACCTCCAACAAGACAAGATAAGCGAGCAGAACTTGAGCGTAGAATGAATGACCCAAGTGACAAATTAGGAAATATCCGTGTTAAACCACCTATGCAAACCACACCTCCACCGGCAGAAGAGTTACCAAGCGTAGCAAATTTACCCGGTAATCCTAATATAGCATCACAGTCACCAAAAATAGAAGATTTACAACGTACACCTGTAATAGATACTACACCTCCACCACCAGCATTAATGGGTAGCCGAACCCCTCCTGCTTTACCTCAAGGAGTAGCACCGGGTTATTATGATAATATATTTGGTGGGTCTTTAAATCCTGTACAAAAACCCCAAGCAATACCATATCAAGCACCTAATATAACTACTTCTAATAAAGAGTATAGAGCAAGTGACTTTGATACAACAGAAGATGCTTATGCTGGCTCTCGTAATGTACCATCTATGAGTGGAGAACAAATGTATGCGGGACTTCCAAGTAGTGTAAGACCACATATAGGAGATGACATTAATTGGCAAGACACACCTCAAACTTACCAGCAACAATCTCCATTAGATGCGGCATTGGCTTCTCTTAATACTAATCCTAATAGATTACCTGTTGGTGAATCAACAAAATTAGGGCCGGGTGCTACTATATCTCGTAGAACTCCATTTTCCGGTAGAAAGACTCTAAGCGGTGACACTTCCTTAAGAAATCAAAATGATGGAATGAGTTTAATTGACGCTCAAGATAATTTTGCTGATTGGCGAAAAGACCCAAGAATTAAGTGGAAATCATTTGTAAATATGATGTTCAATGAGTTTGGTGACTTATTTCATAAGGCTGACCCGCATGAAGTCGGTTCTATCGTCATGGGATTATACTTAGACAAGATGGTTCGGTGATACCATGACCGACATGACTGAGTTTATCATGGATATGGACAGAAAGATGTCTGCCAAATCCTTTCAGTATTTCTTTACAGAAATTTTAGGTTTTGATTATTCGGGACATCACAAAAGTTGGGATGAGGGTCTTAATAAAAACAGATACTACTGTGTTAAAGCGAGTCGTGACCACGGTAAATCTGTATTTTTTATGAGTCGTGCATTATGGATTGCAGCGTTTCAACCTAATACACACATCATGATTTTCTCACACTCTCTTGAACAGACACTAGAACACATGCGTTTCATTCGCAATAACATAGAAGGTACGCCGTGTTTAAGGTACTTAATTCCCGAAGGTAGACCGTGGCGTAAGACTTACTTTGAGTTTTCAAATGGTAGCCGTATAATGGCAAAGTCAGTTGGTGGAGGTACTCGTGGTTTCCACCCGAATGTTGTACTGTGTGACGATATTTTGTGGGGTACTACGGGTACTGAATTACAAAGAGCAGCAGATTGGTTCTATGGTGTATTGCTTCCTGTTCTGCACCACACAGGTAGACTGATGATGGTAGGTACACCGTTTTCGTATAACGATTTATATTCTCAACTTGAGCAGACTGAAACATTTACTGTTGAAACATATCCTGCGATAAATGAGCAAGGTGAGGCACTGTGGCCCGAACGGTGGGACTTAGAATCACTTGACCAAAGACGAATGTCAATGCCAGCGATACAGTTCTCTCGTGAATATCTGTGTGAACCTATTCACGATGTAGCGAGTATGTTCCCTAATGACATATTGGAAAAGGCTCGTAACAAAGATTTGGTTTTACTCGATAGGGCCGAAACTGAGTACGATGAAGAGGGAGAACCGGCTGGTGTATTTGGTCAGCACTTCATTGGGTGGGACACAGCAATTGCTTCTGATAAGAATGCTGACTTTACAGCAATGACTGTACTACGAACACTTCCCGATGACAACACAAAACAAATTGTTGGTGTATTCCATGAAAAGGGTGTTGGTGGATTAGCGCAGAAGAAACAGATTCTTCTACTGAACAATCGTTTCCAACCCGATTTGATTGAACTTGAAGGTAACAACTTCCAGCGAATGTTTGAGGCTGAATTAAAAGAAATGAGAAACGATATACCAATCAAGACTTTCATGACAACTCGACAGCGCAAAGAAAGTATGTTCATGTCACTATTGATGGCATTTGAGCAAGGGCAGATTCAAACTCCGTATGGAGACAAGAGAAGCAGAGAGTTTACTCACAAATTAGAAACGGAGTTGAACCGCTTCGGTATGCAAAAGAATGGTAAGTTAGAAAGCGTGGGTACTCACGATGACTTAGCAATGAGTCTTGCATTGGCTAATTGGGCTACTAAGGAGTTCAAGGGTTCAGTGGTCTTACTCGATGATGTAATGCCCGGATTTGATGAATGGCTAACCGGCAAACCACATAGAAATAGAAGAGATAGTTTAGCAGACGGATGGATGATACCATGATAAATATGGATTATGTAATGGGTTTTTTGAAATCAAAAGGCGAAGAAGAAAAACCGAAGAAGGGTGGTATGATTATGGTGATTACCGTAGCCAAACCAAAGAAAGTCGGTATCAAAGATAAGAAGAAATGATTATTAGAGAGGTCAATTGAGTGGTCATTATGTGGGGGAGTATGCTGATAGGTGACACCTATGATACACCTCTAAATGTCACCGATGAATTTTCTAATATGGTGATAAAAAATCTATCACAGCACCCTAATTTTCTAAATCACAATATCCCTGTAGAATCTTCTACTATATTCAAAAATGAACATGTAAAAAAGAAATCATTTCCCGAAAACGGTGATGGTTGGTTTGAATCTCATTATGGAAAAGATGCAAATTCAATAATCCGAATGTGCAAGAAAATGCGAAGGCATGACAAAGATAACAGAGATGATTATGACAGTATCATAAGCGATATTCGTACTTTGAAAGCGTTAGAAGTAGATACTACTATCAAAAGTCTATCATGGTCAGAAGGATTAGACGATGTAATAAGAAATATCGGTTTAGATGATAAAACTCTCAAAGCATTGCGTAAATTTGGGGAGTCGAGAAGTACAAGTTTGCAAAAAGCCTGTCAACAGTACCTAAAAGCAGTAACAGTGCTTCAACATATCAATGATAAGATAGATTGGGACACTAATGACCAAGAAAATTGGGTTACTGCACTTGACATGAAGAAAGATGCACAAAAAATGTGGAGAAATACGCTACATCAGATAGATTCTTTGACAAAAAGCGATTATAGCGCATTAATGTTCACTACAGACTTGTTAGAAAAGGAAGGGGCACTAAGTAGTCGTGAAATTTTGCGAAGGGGTATGGATGTGCTTGACAAATCTATGACTACAAGCAAGTTAGGTAGCCTCATCAAGATGTATGGTGAAGAAGTTGACGTTTACAGAGGTGCATCTAGGGGTACATTTGTAAAAATGGGTAATGATGGACTTATCATAAAGGATATTTGGGCTTACACCGCAGGATTTGTAGATGCTGACGGTAGTATCTTTATTTCCAAGCGTGGTGACCCTCGTGTAACAATAGTAGCGAGTGGTGCAGAGGGTAAAATGCACTGTGAGGAATTACAGAAGTTACTTGAGTGTGGTCGTCTTGTATCTGACCAAAAATTAGCCAAGAATACTGTAAAACCTGTACACAGACTTATTTTCTCTTCAAAAGATTCTATTCGCTCTTTACTAAAGGGTATATCCCCGTATCTGAAATTAAAATCACTACAAGCGAAGGCTGTGTTGAATTATATTGACGAAAAAGACACAATGCGAAAAAATGAGTTGTACCAACTCGTTACTTTCAATAATTGGAAAGAGCATAAAAACAAAGCAGCATCTCTTCTAAATGAATGGGGCGTTGATGCTGATACCATTGGTACATTTGCGGAGGGTCTATGATGGCAGAAGAGCAAGGAAGAATTAGTCGTTTTATTAGTGCGTTAGGTAGACCGTTTAAACGCAAAGATTCACCTGTACCTACTATGCCGCTTTGGACAAGTGGTATTCAAGAACCTGTAATGGCTCAAGGTATTACTATACCTGCTCTTTATGCAGTTAGTAATGAGTCATTAATTCTAAGAACTGTGCTTGCAAAATTAAGGCAAGAGATGTTTAGAAGAGGCTATTATTTTGAAAAGAGATTCGTAACTAAGTGTACTGTTTGTGATGAGGAATATCAAAGTGAAATGCAACAATGTAAAGAATGTGGAGGGCCGGTAAGAAAGCCGGACACCGATGAAATAACTTATGCTAAATGGTTACTAAAGCAAGAAAACAGCATGGAACAATCTTTCATCAACGTACTAAATGAAATAGAGGCGGACTTGAACGTGGTTGACGATGCTTTCTTAATTCTTGTGAAAGAATATTTCGTAGACCCAAAAACGAAAGAGGTTGCATTTTTCAGAGTAAAAGAAATAATGCGTGGTGACCCTATCTTCATGCGTATTGTTGCTGACAAGCGTGGTGTGCGTGGTGGGCGTTACAAGACATGTCTAATCCATAGAGATGAAATAAAAACCCATGCTGAAGATGATACTTGTGAAATATGTGGCTCTGAACTTCATGACGTACATTATGTCAATATGGCAGGCTCGGGTAAAACGCAATACTTCGTAGAAGGTGAAGTAATACATGTAAGTAAGTACACTCCATCTAAGTTGTATGGTCGTTCTCCTGTTAACACTATGTGGCGACAAGCAATGACTCTTACCGCTATGGACAATTACATTTACACTGCATACCAAAAGCGTAGAATGCCAAAAGGTATTGTATCTGTAACCACAGATAATCTTGAATCTATGAAGTCATTTTGGAAGGCTGTAGATGAAAAGATGGAACGTGACCCTCACTATGTACCAAAAGTAGGCATAGAATCTAGTACAGGTCGTGGTGGAGTCAATTGGGTTAAATTTATGGACACACTTGAAGAAATGCAATACATAGCAGTGCGTGATGAAATACGCAATCGTATTGCTGCTTTCTATGGTGTTTCATCGGTCTTTATGATTGATAGTGGTAAATCGGGTGGACTAAATAACGAAGGTATGCAAATACTTGTTACTAATCGTGCTGTTGAGTTTGGTCAAAAAGTGTACACAGAAGTTTTATTCCCTCGACTTTTCAAGCAAATGAACATCAATGATTGGAAATTAACTCTATATCCAAACGAAGAAGAGGATGAGATTACAAGACTACGCAGAGATGAGCAAGAACTGAATGTTGCTCAGAGGATGGCGCAACTTGGATTCGCCCCCGAACTATTAGAGGACACCGCTAACCGTGACATTAGATTCACTTACAAGCGGCCCGAACCTCAACCTGCTCAACAACCTCCACCGGGAGGCGCACCACCACCGGGTATGCCACCGGGTATGCCACCGGGTATGCCACCGGGTGGAGGAATGCCAATGGCGGGTGGTATGCCTCCCATGATGGGCAGAGGACCACAGATACCTCCACAGTTAGCACAACAAATAATGCCTCCACCACAACCGGGAGGACAGGGTATGGGCATTCGTAATCGTGGCCCTGCGGCCCCACAAAGGCGCACTACGTTAGGAAGTGGTTCACCAATTTCTAATGTCCAACAAAGGGGACCACCACCCACACTCCAACAAAGAAATAGTAACGCAATAAGAGATGCGAGAAATCTAAGAGGGGCATAAGTATCTTAAATAGGTAATACATGAGCGTAACACGGCAGGGATAGATATGGACTTAATCAAAATGCACCCTATGGCAAGAAAATTGGGACAGGCTCAGAAAGCATTTGTTGATGCTTTAGAAAATGGTGATGGCAATTTAGCCAAACAGCACCTCACCGAAGTACAGAAACTAAGCGACTTTTTAGCAGAAGATTTGCAGAATGAAATCGCTAAGAGCGATGTAGTAACTCCACAAGGACCAAAGGACATCTTTGCGGGTGGGGTACCTGTTCTAAAGTTTGAGAATGTTACAAAGTCATCTTCAGTAGATGGTAGTAATAGACTAGGCTTTACTTCCTCTATCAAGTTCAACAGGAATCATACTCGTGGTGCTGGTTCCTACGGTAGAAGAGTTTGAGGTGATTATTTGACAGAATCTTCAGAAAATAATGCGGAGGTGTTGATGGGTGTACTCATCAATAAGATGGAGATTATGGACAGTAACTTGAATATCATTAAGGCTGAAAACGATGCTCTGAGAAGATTAATCAATAATCCTCAAGCATTGCTTCGTAAAATGGGTCTTGTCCCTGTAAGCACCCCATTAACTGATGATTTACAAGTTGACCCGTTTAGAGGTGATATGGATTTCTCTAGTGATATTATGAAATCTAATCAGCAAAATATTACATCAATTTCAAATGAACAACTACATGAAATGTCTTGGGAAGATATTCATGAAATGGCAAACGATGCACGAGGTGTAGCACAATGAAACCACGATATGACGAAGCACCATTACTAACAAAAGCCGCAGAAATTGAACAAAGAATTGACCGCTTAGTTAAAGCGAAAAAGTGTCCCGAATGTGAAGGAAAGGGCGACGATTGTAAGTGTAAAAACTGTCCTACTTGCGGTGATAAGTTAGATAAGGCTGGAATGTGTAAATCGGAATGCGTTAATATGCAAAAAGCCCAACCGGGATATAAGGCCGAAAAAATTACTGACGTAAATCCTGCTTTTATGGCTGAGTCCGGTGGGCAAACCAAGAGTGGTTACTTTACTACTAACGGTAAGACCATTGAGACAGAAGATGCCAAGCCTAAGAAGAAGACAGGCGAAAAGTCAGATATGGCGAGACTTGGTGACAGAATGAATCCTCACTCCGGTACAGGTGTAGAAAGAGAAGACTCTGCTGGTGAAAGTAAACCACTGAAGAAGTATGCACCTATGCCTCCTATAACAATCTGTAAAACATGCGGTGGTACACCGAACACAGGTTGCCAACTACCTCAACATGGTGGTATGGAATTAGAGAACTGTCCGAAATACTTACCGCTATCATAGGCGGTGAGTAAATGTCATTAGACCATTTCAATATATGTACTAATGAGTTGTTAAAATCATTAGGAGATGGAATTGACCTTCCTAATGCTGCGGCAGAATATATCATTGCATTTGAAAATACAGATGTCCCTTCAGACATTTTGTATAAATCATTGAAAGTTACAGCAGAAGAAATAATCCTAAAACAAGAAGAAGCGTTGAATGAGGATGAGATAACTCGTTACCGTCAAGGTCAAGGCTATCTACTCGCACACCACCATACTCACGGAGAACCTACTCAACACGTTTGGATGGATGGGTTACAAACTCCCGAAGAGGCAAACAATAGGTTTGCTGTTTGGCCTTATTATAACCCAAAAAGCCCAAGACACCCATATCAAAAACATCATTTTCCATTTCATGAGGTAAACCACCCACTAAGAAGACAACATGCTGAATCGGGTATGCCTCACTTTGTTGAGTTATTACGTTCACATGTATTCAATGGACACATAGAACAAGAGAGAGATTTTGAAAAAGCACTTCTAAAGCATCTTCCTCATGACCATGTGTTTTTATCGGGTTTCAAAAGACCGCACGATAATAAGAAAACAAAGTTAGTAGGTAATCTGAATACTGCCATGACGATTAATCGTCACCAAGAGGATTTTTATCATCGTGATTATAATCGCTGGAAAAAAGAAAACTCAGAGTTACAGGATGAATTTATCAAAAATGGTTTAAACGCATTTGAGGCAGAAGAAGCAATGCGACATGCTCACTTTAATGATAGAGCAGCAGATTGGGTATCTAATGAACATATCAAAACAGGTAGTGAATATATGGATGATGTTGAGTATCATCCAAAGAATCTTGGTCATAGGTCTTACATGTATGGACTTGAATGGTTTTCTCCCGAAGAAAGAACCGCTATTCAAAAACATATAGAAGAAAAAGGCCTAAATGAGCATGATGAAATTAAATTACCAAATGGAGAAAAAATTCCATCTGCACGTTTAATCTATAACAAACTGATGAGGATGACTCCCGAAAAAAATTGGGCAATAAGAAAAATGAAAATGCCGGGAAGGAATTCTCATTTAAGACAAGAAAGTAATGAAACAGATTATCATAACCCCGGTGATGACAGATTTTTCCAACAAGCATTAGGCAGAATTGCACACACCCCTTTAGATGAATTAGGCGAAAGGTCAGTTGCTGATTACATTCTTGATGAAATAAATAATCAACATGATGCAAACATAGAGGCTGCTGGACATCGCCCGTTGAGATTCTTGCCTCGTTTAAGAATCGGTAAAGAGCCGATGAAAGAGATGGATTGGCCCGATTTAAGAGATGCCTCTTACAATCACTTTAGAACTATCAAAAAAGATGGTAAATATGGTGCTTTGAAAAAGAAAAGAGACATTGAAAATGTTAGAATGACTAAAGATGATTTAATGTATCTAGCAGGATATGACCCTGTAAATGGTAATTTATTAGAAAACCACCCTATACATGGGCAGTTAGATGGGCCGATAATTAATTCTGATATGATAAATAAAATAGTAGAGATGGCTAAAGAAAGCGGCTCTTTACATTCAAAAATAAAGGATTTCCGTAAACATCGTGCATTCTTTACTGCTGCACATGGCCCTCATCCCGAAGAAGAAAAGCCGGAGTATTGGAAAGTATCTAATGATGGTACTTACACATATGGCCCCGGTAAATTTTGGTCACAACCGTTTCAAAATACGGGCGGGGGTAACATGACTCTTACTACATATCTTGAAATGATTCACGCAATTGCAGCAGACGAAAACGGAATGTCAGACTTATTTGAAATAACAGATACAGGTACAGAATACATACACCCAAACCCAAATAATTCTTCTTTAGCATTTCACTTTATGCCCGAAAAACAAAAATTACTTGGTAATTATGATGCCGGTACAAAAAAATTCATTCATGCACCGGATAATATGAGTATTCAAAATTTAGTTTCACCGATGAATGTAAGTGTACCTTACAAACATGATAGTGGTATGTTAAAAGAAGGTTTAACCGATAAAAACAATTTTACTGAACATAAGTCATCTCTTTCTCCACAATATGAATATGTAATGAGATTTACAAGTAAGAAAGATAGGAAAAAATACGGAAGTCATCTCGTGCCTAATGAAGATGTTATTACTAACATCCCTAACAAATCGTTTTTACCGGAGTCAGCATTTGGTGCTAATCCTTCTGACAATCACATTTATAGAAATGCTAGACACGCTGCTTGGTTAAACAAAGTAACAGGAAGAAATAATCACCCAAATAACCCTGCCAAAAAATCAATTGTAAAGTTTAATGATTACATGAGAGGTGATAGTGGGCTTGGAGATGAAGATGCTGACCAATTTGCTGAATTGATGGGATGGGGTAACATATCTCAACCAAATTACAATAATATGAGAAACTTGTTTATAGATAACCCAAAAAACAGAATGCCTGTTAAGATTATCAATACTATCTCTAAAATATTAGAAACTACTAATCCTAAACAAATTTTAGATTACTTAGAAGGAGATGACCACCACGAATTGAAAGCAGCATTAGGTTTCAGTCAAAAGGACAACATAAATTTTGATGATATAAGAAACACCTTCGATGACACTATTATTACTTTAAATCAAGAATATAAGGCACAAACTGCAAAACAGAAAAACAAAACTAAACGCACTGCTGGTGTGCATGATGCTATTAATCGAATGATAAGATTAGGTGGTATGTTACCTTCGTTTGAGAAGGAAAGCGGTTTAACAGAATATTTGGATAGTCTAAATTACAAATTTATGGCTTCAACTAATCCCGAAGAAAAAGAAATGATTGCGGGTCAAATGGCAGAAGCAGAGAGAGACTTGGCCGAAATGCAAAGAAAAAGTATGCAAAAAGTATTAGGTTCAAAAGCAAATAATTATTGGAAGATTGAAGAAAATATTCTCCATGATTTAGCCAAATCTCACAGAAACTTAGTAGCAGAAGTAGCAAGAGATAAAATCATTCCAGCCATGATAGAAGTAAGACCCGATGCGTTTGACACTTCTAATCCTCAACAGTATATTGACAATACTATGAGAGCATTCCGTGATGCTCAAAGATATATTATGACTGTACCACATGATATACACGGATTGCAAGCAATGGGTTACGGTTTATCTACAGAACTAAAACCAAATCCGAAGCAAGATAGTTTCCATTTAGATATTGCAAATCATTTGAAGACTCATGGTACAATGATAGACCCTAACATGAGTGATAAAGAAATATTTGATGCTCTAAACATCAATGAAAGGTCGCCTATGGCTAAACAAATGATTGCTAATCTACGAGAAAAGAGTAGTAGTTTGAATACACCATTGTCTGTAGCGACCATAAAGGACATTATTACTCATGGTAACATAAAGGATATTCGTGGTGTAAATATAGAAGATTTGCATCATAATGAAGAGTTAGCAAATAAAGATGAAAGTGAGGTATCTGACGAAGAATTATTTTATCATAAACTTCACAATTCAGATTATCATTCAGCCTTAATTAATTCTCAAACCGCATTCAAAGAAAGTGATTGGAAGGGGCACTTTGCACACGCTGTACCACGCAGAATGATGGGAATGTTAAATCCTCAACAATTTGATTTTAGTATGCAAGCCGCAGGTATTGGTATGCTTTCGGGTGATATACATAATATGCAAGGTTTGCAAAGAAAAGGTAAGGATAAGGTTTCAAGACAAACAAGAAATTATCTTGATACTATAGTACACTATGACCCTAATGCTGAACTAGATGAGTACGGTCTTTTTACACCACCAAACGAAGTAGTTGAGACAGCAGGTTTGAAGATGGGTGCAGTAGGCGCACCAAGCCCAAACAACTTTTCTATTATAGACTCCTTTGATAGTGGTGCTTGGCATGGTGGTCATGAGTGTAATCCTAATGTTGGTTGCGAGTTTGATTCGCAAGGTAACATTGTGGCTGGTACTAATCCCGGCCCCGGTTTGTTCTACAGTGTACCCGAAGAGTTGCTTAACGTAGCACACGGAAAAGGGAATTGGGAGGAAACTTGGGATAAAGCACCACCTCCACAATATACACTTCCTCCATTCCTAAGTATGAATTACGATACCTTTGAAACTCCAAATGATGTTCCTACTCGTATTGCTATGAGCGAAATGACTGAAATCATTACTTCCTTACTTGACCCCGACATCTTGTTGACGAAGAGTGATGAAGCGGCTTGGTCACCAGCAGTAAGACCTATGCATCGTATTTTCGATATGAAGGATTTAGAACATTTGAAAGGTTTCAGTGGTTCTTGGGTAGTAAGTAAGTGGTATGATGGTCAAAGAGTTATCATTGTAAAGAACAGCGATGAGGTCACGGCATACAATGAAAGCGGTAAAAAGAAAGGACTTCGTAAAGCCACCAAAGAAGCCTTAGAGAAAGTTAATGATAACAATTTCACTATAGATGCTATTCTCGGTGAAGAGGATTTGAATATCATTGATATTTTAAATTACGATGATAATAATATATCTGACATGCAATTGTATGAGAGATTGAAGATACTACGCTCTCAATTTGAAAGTCATGAAAACGTGATAGTCCCCGGACCTCACGATACTAGAATGACAGACGATGAGGGACTTGAAGAATCGGTCAACAGTCTGAAAGAAGAGCATGACAACATTTTGCTTAGAGATAACAAATCTACATACATGAAAGGAGAAAGGAGACATCCAAAGTGGGTGCTATATCGCAGTAGTAGAGATTACAATTTCATTGTATTAGATAGAAGAGGTAAGGGACCATATACCTACCAACTTGGTGCGGGGCCAATAAACCACGGTGAAGAGTTAGGTAATCGAGCGATTGAACATGATGGTCATTATTACATGGACATAGGTACCGCACACAATCAACAAAAGGTATTCAAGATTGGTGACATTGTTAGAACATCCATTACAGGTGTAACAAAGAAGAATAGAAAAGAGCGAGCAGTTTACAACGTACAGTTCAAAGAAATAGAAAGCGAAGGAGAAGGTGAGGGGGCAGCAAGTGTTGAATCTCTTGACTTACTCACAAAGTCGTTTGCACCAATCCTAATTCCTCACGATATTGAAATTGACGATAAGTATATTCAAATTATCATGAAAGATGTTGATGTTGTGAATTATTCTTACGAGCAATTAAATGACGCATGGTACATTCATTCACCTACAAGTGCTATTGGTTCTCTAAAGAAAACAGATTATCCTCTAGTATTGGCTGAAAGTTTGTTGCCGTTTTGGTCGCCTGTAGCACCTCTTATGATTTCGGGTAACGTAAGAAAAGAGAAAACTATGGATATGCCTAAGAAGCCGACTGAAGAAAAGGTGGAAGAGCAGAGTGTTGGTATTTTAGAGGCTGATGATGAAGATATGATTGTCAAACCCGAAAGCAAAAAGAAAGCACTAGAGTTGATAGTTCGTGCATTGGATGTGATTGCTAAAGAAAAGATGACTTGGACAGGGCCAAAAGGACTTGGAATTGACGTAGGTTCGCCCCAAGAGTCACCTCGTGGCCCCACCCAACTAAGACATGAGTCTACTTTACCCGATTTCGATGGCGAAAAGAAAATTAATCATGAAAAGAAACACTCTGAAAAAGAGAGACTGAATCACATTCAAATCAAAACAGAAGAAGGCGAGAATCTTTCTATAGACTATGACAATGACCAGCCAATCGTGTCTCAAAGCCAAAGTTAGGTATAAATACCATAACAGACACTTCTTGTGGCAATGTTGGCAATTCAGCGACCAAATGACGGTATCGCTCTTCTCAAGAGTGGGTCCGATTTGGTAGTTGCTGGATATGCTTCTGTGGAATTGGTTGACAAGCAAGGTGACCTAATTACTCAAGGTGCTTTGAACGATGCCTTTGGTAACTTCATGAAGAGTGAGAAATTCCGCAATGTGCAACTAGCACACTCCAACATCCAAGTAGGAGAAGTAATTGACTCCTATGTAGATAGCAACGGCAGAATGTGGAAGTCTGAAGTAGACGACACAGGAATGTTTGTTGTAGTTAAACTCCGTAATGACATAGAGAAGGCTCGTGAAGTAGCCGCAGAAATCCGCAAGGGTAACCTTCGTGGATTTTCAATTGGAGGCCAAGCATTCAAAAGAGTGCGAAGGTCTGATTTTGAAAAAGGCGACTACCAAGAGATTTCAAAGATGGAATTGCATGAGATTACTATCTGTGAAAAGGGAATCAATCCCGAAGCACAGTTTAGAATTTTAAAGGAGGACAAAGATATGACTGATACAGATATTAGCAATATAATGGAAAGGCTTGAAAAGAGGCTTGATGAATTGGAGAAGGGTGAAATGCCACCGGGACTCAAGGAACACATGAAGGACAAGAAAGAGTCCAAAGATGACGAGCCGAAAGAAGAAAAGAAAGATGAAGAAGAAGAGGATGATGATAAGATGAATTACATGAAAGGTGATGAATATAGCGACGTTATTACTTCTGAATACCTAAGTTGGATGGAAGGTACACTAAAGTCTGCTGGTATTGATACAGAAGCAGCAAGACTACACTTCGACAACTTGGAAAAGGCACAACTTGGTGGATTCGACAATCCCGATGCAGTTGACGGTGCTGACTACTTCGCTGGTCAAGTCCGTGGCCGTGGACAGGAAAACGGTTCCCCATCTACAGGTGCAATCAACGCAATCACTGCAAGCGGCGGTAAGACACCAGCCGGTGCAATGGGACCAGCATCTTTGGCTAAGGGTTACCTAAACCACGGAAATGTTTCCGATGCTGACATTGAGGCTGCATACGAAGTTTACAAGGCAGCAGCACAAGAGCAGCACTTCCGCAATGACCTTGAAGGTCACTTTGCAAACAGATTCAACAGAGAAGTTGAAATTGCAAAGTCACAGCAAGAAAAGGCTGCATTTGATGCAAGAGAGCCACTATCACAGATTATGAAAACTCTTGAAACTCTTAACGAGCGAATAGACAACATCGGCACAGGCGGAGTAGCAATACAGAAGTCTGCCGGTTCAAACATTGAAGTTCCTTCTACGCAGGATTTGGCAAACATGGGTTGGGATGAAGTCCACGCCCTTGCTTCAAGAACCATGAGGGGAGAATAAGTAAGACTAAGGAGATGAGAATATGGCAAGAGATTATATCAGAAACATTCACGACATGGAACGCTACTACTACGGTGCGGGTAACGCTATGGGTTACTCCTACTCCGGTAGCGAGTTGTTAAAGGCAGATTCGCCAATGTTAAGCACAACTGCTGGTACATACCAAGCGATTTATGGTCGTAAAGTATGGTCACAGTTGAACCAAGAATTCAATGCATTTAGCATTCTACCAAAGAGGCCGTGGGAGAGAAGCGGTTGGAGAGTTATCACAGGTCGCCCATCGTTTAACGTAGGTGGCGGTGTAGCAGAAAACGCTACTCTACCGGACACAACCAAGCCAACCTTCCAAAACATTGCAGCAAAGCCAAAGACAATCGTACACACATTCGACATGTCTGAGACAGCAATGTTCCTTGCAGACAAGGATGACGGACTTGGTGACATTCGCTCTATCATGAAAGAAGAGATGGGTAAGCACCACGCAGAACACATCAACAAGATGCTAACTACTGACAAGGCAACTGTTGCTGGAAACGACTTTGAATCACTTGACAGAATCACCACCGGTGCTTCCGCAGGTACAGACGAAGACATTTACTCCATTGACCGAAGTGCAAACTCATGGTCATTGGCAGAACACAATGAGAACAGTGGAACTGACAGAGTTCTATCACTAGACCACCTAGATGACCTATTCCAAAAGATTTGGACTCGTGGTGGTAATCCAAAGGTTATCCTAACAGGATATGACACTTTGATGAGACTACAGCAACTTCTACAGAGCCAACAAAGGTTCATGGAAGAGAAGAGAGTCACACCTACCTACAACGGTGTTAAGGGTGTACCGGGTATTGAGGCTGGATTTATCGTAGCAACTTACAACGGTGTACCAATTATCCCTTCCAAAGATGTACAGCCCGACACACTGAGCAGAATGTACTTCCTTGATACTGACTACGTTTACTTCAGTACAGCAATTCCAACACAATACTTTGAGTCCGGTATCGAGACAGGCGACCCATTCGCTATCAACAGACTAGGACAAGAAGGTATGTACCGCACAATGGGAGAGTTATGGACTACTTTCTTCGGAGGACATGGTTCTATCCGTGACCTAAAGTGAGGTTGTTTGGAGATTATTAAGGAGATGAAATTATGGCAACAGAAACAGCAACTAATAAAGGCTTGACAATATCATTTGATGATGCAGATTTTAGCACAGGAACAGTCTCGGTTCTTTTAGACCTTGACCTAAGAACAGGAACCCCTGTCGATGAAACAGGATGGCTTGATGGAAACGCAGGTGGCTCTTATCCGGGTACACTTGCTGGATTCAATGCAGCAAACACTGATGGAAATGCAGTAGGTAGCATGAGATTGGTACAAATTGCATTCACATTGGCTGATGCTGCTGAACAAGTATTGGTTCTAACCGCAGGTGCTTCAAAGATTATTGGTGTCCTCGGTACCACCTTCGCAGTGGCCGATAAGACTCTATCTGCTACCTTCACTAACACAGGACTTGCACCTGCTGCTAAGACAGGTGGCTCAGACCCATCAATTGTACTTCATGGAGAAGCGGCTGGCGCAGGTACCGTAACATGCGTATTGCTTAACTGAAGGTGATTAAGTGCCTATTGTAACCTTTCTTGGCCCTTTCTATGAAAGGCGAAGAGCAGACACCATTGGTCCGTGGTTAAGGGGCCAAGCGGTTGAAGTAACCCAAGAATGGTTAGACGAGTGGAGACACACCCTTCCCTCATCACGCTTTTTAATCGAAGGTGATGAGGGGGGTGAATCCCTAGATGACGGTGATGGTATTCCCGACCCCGGTTGGAGTCGAAAAGACATATTACAATGGCTTGACGATAACAATGTAGATATAGGTAGTGGATATGTTACTAAAACTAAGGCACTAGCACTCGTAGAAGGGCACCTAAATCCAACAGTAGAAGGAGTTGAATAATTATGGCAGTAACAATAGATGAAAGACCGACATATTTCGGTGACAGAATGATAGTAACAGGAACTTACGAAGCGGGCGACTCAGAAATAGATTTGTCTAGCCTACTTGCAAGTATTGACTTTGCAGGCATCAATCCATCGGGCGCACATGCTTATGAGGCAATTGGAGATACAGGTGGTGGAAGTGGTGGCACTCAAAACGTAACTTTTGCCCCTAAAGCAAGAATTGACGGCACTACTATACGCATCGGCTCTGCTGTAGGCGATATAAGTGACCCCGACGCTACCGATACAGCATTGATAGCAGTAGGGGAAGCAGGTACATTCTTAGCAATTGGTCGCCGTTCTTGAGGTGACGACCAATGGTAAATTTGTCCAAAGTAGCCTCTAAGGTAGTTGGACCGCTATCCCCAAAAGAGTTTAGCGATGCTTCTGCACTACAAACAACCATCAATACGGCTATACAAGCAGTATCAGATGCAAACGCAACTAACGCAATTCTAGGCACTGAGTGTATCACTGTTCTCGGTAACACATTCATTGTAGTTCTATACCAACTCGCTTGAGGTGAGTGGTGTGGGGTTTGATGTTAGAAGCATTGACTTATCGGACATAATGCGTGGCTCAAAGCAGGGCACCAAGTCCGATTTAAGTTACAATAGTAGCGCAGTTACAAATTCTGACAAACCGTTAGCAGGTGTAACACAACAACAGCGCAAGCGTAATCGTGATATAGGCGATGTATTAAACATTGGTGCGGGTACAAGATGCACACACTGTGGTTTCCTACATTTCTTATGGAGAGAAACCTGTGGTGCGTGTGACAAACCTATGGAATACAACTTGGGACACAGAGATGAAAAGAAAAGGATGTGAAGTTTATGAATAAAATACTGATTAAAGCAATTAGACCTCATAGACAGAAAGTTCTAACTCAACAGGGTGAAGAGATGAAATTGCAACGGTGGGCTAATAAGTTAGCCGCCGAGCAATTGAGAGGGGCTGGTGGAGATGCTTCGGGAGAGCAGCATAGACTTGCAAGGGATGCACTCATGCGAGAAGCGGTAATGAATCCCGAAAAACACGGACTAAAGTTCATGGCTGAAAGAGTACCGTTTGAAGGTCAAGAGTTGACTTCTGACTTAACTGAGGCTGACCCCGAAGGTGAGGCGGCTGCAATTGATAGTCAGTTTGCACCCGATGAAGAAGAAGAGTTTTTTGAGGCTAATAATACTGTGAAGGATAACAGTGACTATCACAGTAAATTATTCGATGAGCAAGGCAATCTTCGTACCACTCTAAAACCCGATGAAGAAGAAGAGGCTGAGAATACTAAAACAGAAAGACAACATGTACCTATGGATGCTGACCATCCCGATTATTTCAAAAGTTCAAGAAGAGTAGCATTTAGTGATGCTTGGAGTTTGTTGAAAAATTACACTGCTGAACAAACAAAAGAAGCAATGAGTCAACACATGAATGATGGACTCACGCCCGAAGAGTTGAGAATGATACGATATAAGCATGTGCGTGACCAAAATCTTTCTTGTAGAGGATGCGGGAAGCAACTTGATAGAAACGACTTTGAGTACGGTGCTTGTTTAAATTGTCATACATCCACAGCAAAAGCATCACAGTGAGGGAGGGTAATGTATGCCAATGGTATTCAGTCCCGGTGAGCCGGAAACAAGGCCACTTTATCCCGAAGAAGTAGTGTACACTACAGCCCAAAAAGTAGCAGACCTTCTTGAGATTAGCGCACAAGACGCTATACTAATGAGTGCTGACGCTGACAGCGATGCTATCTACATTACAGGAAATGAGTATCGTGATGTAGGGTTTAGCGTAGGAGATAAACTTCGTATATACAGCGACGCTGACCCATTCGGTCATGATGATTTAGAAATCACCGCTATAGGACGAGGGGCTGGTGACAAAAGCGGTCACGTTAAGATTACAGTTAGCGGTGCTACTATCACTACTACAGATTTTGAAGTTGCGGATAATGGGTATGTACAGAATAAAGCATCGTTTACCAACGGCAGAACTCGTGGATTGACTAAGGCTAAGGTAGACCATGTGATTTTGAAGATGCAAGACCGCATAGACAATATGACTCGCAATGCTTGGCGACCTTATCTCGTAGCAGCAGAATATATCAACTTCGATACATACAAACCGTACCGCCGCCGATACTATACCGACTATGTAGGTACAAGCCCACTTCTATTCCGTAATGTACAGCAGATGCTTCGCATTGAACTATGGCAGGGTGACGACTATCGTGAGATATGTGGTGCTGAAGTCAGAATTAAGTTTGATGATGTGTCTAACTTAGCCTCTTCAGCAATATATTTGTCACCCGGTAACGGTAGTGTTGGTACATTAGCACAAGGTACAGGTACTAATCAGTGGAGGGATGATTTTGATGCAACTACTGTTGCTCAAAACTTTGCAGACCTAATTAACAAAGAAGACAGAGTTGGAAAAACAGCAGCCGAGTTTGCACCTGCATTTACACTAGAAGGTTCTACATCTAATGTAGCGGTGAATAACGAATTCTTAGCATCAGCAAATGCAGATTACGGTACAGGTATTGTGAAACTATCATCAATGAGAGCAGTGAAAGCCGGTGAAGTATGTAGTATAGTAACTACTTCTTCTGATATTTCTATAAGTCAAGGACAAGATAACAGTACCACATTTACAAGTCTTGATTCTACAACTATCAATGTAGCGTCTACTACAGGGTTTGCAAACGCTGGTGTGGCTATAGATGCAAGTGGTGATGTTTTCCGTTATACAGGCAAAACCGCCACATCGTTTACAGGGTGTGTAGCAGTAACGGGTGCATTATCTGATATTACAGGGGCTATCACTCAAACTACTTTCTTAGTAGATTTACAGAAGTGGTGATGTTTTCCGTTATACAGGCAAAACCACTACATCGTTTACAGGGTGTGTAGCGGTAACGGGTGCATTAACTGATATTACGGGGGCTATCACTCAAACTACTTTCTTAGTAGATTTACAGGGTGGCTCGTCAAGCGGTGACAATGCAAGACTTCGTGATTGGTGGCTTGACCACGAAATGGGTATTGTGTACTTCAATAATTCATATCCGTTCTTTGAGTGGAATGCAATTAAAGTAGCGTATATTTATGGTGAAAGATATGTCGAGAAAGCAATTGAAGACATATGTAC